CTACAGCGAAGCGCAGCTGAACGACGAGTATACTGCACGCATGCAGAAATTTGCGAACGAGATCCAGAAGCTCATCTGGGCATGCAACGATTTTAAGGAGTGGGACACGTCTTTTCGAAAAGCATTTGCCCACTTCATTTGCACGCTTTTGTCAATGATGGGCGTCCCGAAACACATTGTTGATTTCTACCGCAAATATTGCGAACGATGGACCATGGTATTCCGCCACTATTTCGGCTGTACCATACTGAAAGGAGAGGAGAAGAATTTCTCCGGTGGTCCGTTCACAATCGTGTCGAACACTATCGCCAACTTAGCGCTGTGTTTCGCCATATTCATCTTTACTGATCTCAAATTTGGGATGTTTAAGGGTGATGATTCTGGTGTGCTTGCGCGATCATGCAAACTCACGGAGAAGGGAAAGCGTATTATTGAGATTACTGGGCACGGATTGAAGTTACACACGACTTCCGTCGGGGAATTTGCTGGGTGGTTTCTCACACCATATGGCTTCTTTCCCGACGTTGTCCGTTATGCCGCAAAGTTTCTCGATAAGACGTACATTGATCAGAAGCACTTCAACGAAGCTCTTCTTTCCCTTCAAGAGCGCTGCAGCGCTGTCAAGAGTCAGACTCAACTGAACTATGGCGTGTCTATGTGCCATAAGTTTTATCAAGAGACTCTTGGTGGCGATATCCCGATAACCACGCGCGACATTGAGAACCTTTACGGGTTCCTTAAGCACAGTCGTTCTATTAAATTCTCTGATCTTAAACCTGTGCGCCTTAATTTAAAGCATGTCGCTGAAGAAGATCGCTGCGCTTAATTATATACTCCTACCTATTTATCATAAATCTCTCACCATGTTTGCACTCATCTACCTGTTGTGCTTTGTTCCATATGTCATGTCACAGCTGCCGCCCTACAGCTACTGTGATAACCTCGTCATAACGCGCCGCTCTATTGAAACGCTGCAAAGTACCGTCACCCTGCTTGAGAACAAGAGTCCCGTTGACGCCAAGCCTATTATCCGTCTATTGAAACAGCAGGTTTCTGATTTACAGCGTACTTTGCAGGATCTCTATTTACTACCGCAATGCAAGGAGAATCAGACAACGGCTACTCGCAGGCTACAAACCTTGGCGAGTACGTACGAAAATCAAAGCTCGAACCCCTGACTAGTGACGGCAACGCCTATGTGGAAAAGGTCCTGCACCCCCCCGGGTCTGTACCTCGATACAATGGCGTGCCGGATACTGGCTCAGCCAATTACGTTCCCTTGCAACTCACTGCAGAAACAGATTTTGCTCCAGTACTCACGGTTGCCACATCAGCTACTGAAACAGCTAAACTCAATCCTTCGTCGATGCTATTTCTACAGACGTCGGGTGTCAAAGCTGCAACGTACCTATTCTTTCGGTATGCTGATGGATTGGTTCAACCACAATCGCAAAACGCCGCAGCCGGAAGTTCACCTAGCATCAACCAGGATACAGTGCCTGCGTCGATTTTCCGCGGGTATCATTTCGATAACTGGGTTTATGATGTTGGGCGAACTCGCACTACCTACAAATCTTCAACTTACTACTTGAACGCGACTTCCTTCAATAATCAGGGCACAGTCGCTACCGCTAAATTTAAGCCGAATACGGTCGTTGGCATGACTCTCGTGTCGTACGCCCGTACTCTCAGCGAGGAGAATCTCGAGACTTTCCTCGCCGCGTTACCTAACCACGCCTTCCTCAGCGGTGATGATTACATCGTTGTCGAAAAGAACGCACGCTCACGTACTAAGGATAAAGCGCCGCCGCCCAGCCGCTCGATTGCGGCGCTCAATCCTGATGCCCAGGTCCAGTTGCTCGATATGCCATCACGCAATGCCCAGGTCAATCCTATGCCATTCACTTCGAGCAACTGGGACTACCTCAAGGGCGTCTTACCTGAGGACATCGGTTCAATCATGCAGATGTCCTCCAAGTCCGTCATGCGTCCGGCGAGCGAGGGCGCCTTTGTCGTTCAGCAGCCTATTGAGGACATCCAACCATGGATATCCACGCCCTCGAACACCGACAATACGATTGCGACTGGCGGTGGCGACCGCGGTCTCCTGCTATCCTTCATCCGATCCACGAATGGCACTGGTTCTGCGCACGTTTATTTTCCGCTGCTCGCGCAGAACTTTTCGACGTCCGGTTTCACCGACCCGCTCGATGGTGTGTATGACACTCCCTGGAATAACCTTGATTGGTGTTTTGTTTTGTTCCAGGGGCTCACTGTGCCTTCGCCCACCACCACCACCCTCTCCAACATACCTTACATATCTGTGAAGTCGTATGTTGGCGTCGAACTCGAGCCTAATCTCAATGGTAGCCTCTTACCTTTTAATCGCACGCGCCCGTTGCACGATCGTAAGGCCATTGAGATCGCGAATGGAATTTTCCACCAACGTCCCGATTCGTTACCTGCATCGGCTAATGATTTCGGCTCTTTCTTCAAGAGTCTAGCCGGTATGGTACCCGTCGTTGGCCCTTGGATTTCCAAAATTCTTGGCCCTACCACGCGCGCTGCTCCCCAGCCACCCGCTCGCGCTCCTATTGCGCCGGCGGTTAAGCAGAAAACCAAGAATAAACCGAAGAAGACGAAGACGGCTATCCCGCCGCCCGTCCCTCCACGCCGCGCTCCTGTGCAACACCAGGCCCCCGCGCGTGCTCCTCCGCCCGTCCCTCCGCGACGAGCCCCACCGGTCAGTCAAATGACGCGCTCCATGGCGCGCATGACTGTTAACCGCCGTTAATTCGGTCCCAGATAGATTCCATAGCAGGTTATAATTTCCTGTCGTACTATCTTTTACTTGATTGTAACTTTTAATTCGCG